TTATTGAGCATAATCAGGAGTGACCTTGACGAGCCTGACATGGACGAAGAGTGCGATACACACTCCATTCAGCTCGACCCAAACGAATATCGCCTCTTCCGCAAACGCCAGCCCGCGCAGGAGCCGGACGCCTAGCCCGCCTGCGCCGCCAGGGGAAAATACCCGTGGAGTGGCAGTCGCCGCGCAAAAGTTACACCTACGCAAAAGTGCCCAGCACAATGATCGAGGAAGTGCGCGCCATCGGCGACGGCGAAATCAGCCGCGGCGTGCGGCGACTGATCGACTTTTGGCGTTTGCATCACCCAAAGTTCTCCACCTAATTCTCGCCACTCGCAGGAGCCCCCGATCCCCTGAAATGCCAACAGCCCGTTGGCATTTCAGGGGATCGTGCCGACAAGAAAAGAGCCCGGCTGATCGCAGCCACGGCTCTTTTTTATTTCTTCGTTGGATGACGGTCTTCGCGATCTCGCCGTTTGTCGTCGGTAGCGATCTGCCCCCGCTCACGCTCGCGCAGCAGCAGCACGTAGCCGAGCAGCGCGCCGCCCAGCAGGAACAAGCCAATGGTCAAGGCCGCGAGCCACATGCGATACCTCCGTTGGTGCGTAGGGGATAACTGCTCCTTATCGCCTTGCGACTACTTATCGGTACGTGAGATTTCAAAACTCGTTAAATTGCCTATTGACAATGTTATATAACTGTTATATAATAATGACATAGGGACGAACGAAACACTAGACCAAAAGGAACGAAAAATGTCAACAACAGATACCTGGCAAAAACTTGCACAACCCGAAAAAACCGCTGGCGAAATCGCTCAAGAAATCGATTGGATTGAAATCACCGAAGGCTCCGAGAAACAAATCAAATTCGCCAATGACTTGCGCTCCGAATGGATTGTGAATGTCAGCAATCGCGGCAACATCGCCAATGTGCGCTATGCGGTTGTCGAGCAGGTGCAAAACGGTCTCGACCTAACCTCTGTCGCAAATCGCACCAGTCGCCGACTTGAATATAGTTACCTCGCCAAAGACGCGGTAAGTCGCCGAGCAATCAGCATCCTCAATAGCAACAATGCCAAGGCAATCATTGATTACTTCAAAGATGTCAAGGCGCAGGCAGCACAAAATGATTGCTACAATCTCTACGACAAAGTTATCCGACGCCCCGCCGAATACCAGCACAACGGCAAACGGTGGATGCAGGCGACCAAGTAATTCATCCGACCTGAGCAAGTCGCTAAAAGGCTCAAGGACAAAAATGGCAACACCAAACTTTTCTGCATTATTGCCCGACGCAGTGACCGACCAGCTTAACGCGCTCGTAAAGCTGTATGGCATCAACAAAACTCAAGTCGTGATCCGTGCAATCCAAGAACTCTACAAAGGAGAGGCCAAGAATATGACGACCGAAACCGAACCCGTGTACAAGCCCACCAAAAAGAACATTGCTGCTGTCCAGCGATGGTGGAAGGCTGGCAAGAACATCTGGGAAATCTCGCAACTGACCGGCCTATCTGAATCAGAAGTAACATACATTGCCAGGGAATACACCTAGTCACAATTGCCCCGCCGTCACAAGCGGGGTTTTTCTTTCCCCGCCACGTACAAATAACTGCTTACTATCGGTTTGCCGCTGGCAACCACAGCCTGTACTCGACAGGCTGCGCTACTACGTCATCCGCGGTCGGCTCGCCCGCGCCGCCAAGGCCAATGTACAACTTGCCTAGTTCAGTCAACTCGCCCGTGTCGGTGCGTAAATCCGATTGCGGCCACAACTGCCAGTAGCCCAAATCGCTGTACCAAATTGCCGCGTGAATCGTGCCATCCTCAACTTTGCTGTTGATGTACTCCAAGAGTGCCTCCGCATTGCCCGCCTCGGTCATCGCCGTTTCCTGCACGACGATAGGTCGCACGATATTATTGGCGTGCATCCAGGCTATGAATGTGTCAAGCGATTGCTGCCACTCCTGAGCGTTGGCATGAAAATACAGGTTGATGCTCCAGTAATCCGGTATCTCGCCTCCTGCCGTAAGATAGACATCTAACCACTTGAGATTATCACTCCAATCATGGTGAACAATAACGCCGCAACAAGCGAATGGCGCACCTACTTCGTCTACCCACCGCTGCGTAAATAAGGCGGCTTCGCTTGGTTCGGTGTAGGTGGTATTGATGTTCGGTTCGCTACCCAGCAACCATGTTTTGTGCCTTGCCAACTTCCCCGCCGCAATATAGGTATCGTGATAGCCCGTCGCTAGGCTATACGCCATCGGCACGTAGGTTGCATCATCGTTGTGGTCATAAATCCAGTTCATCCATAATGGCGGTTTCAATAATGCTAACGACTCATCTGCCCACTCATTACCACGTTGCCACCCAATCGATACTCCTACCCCGCTAGGTACAGGTTGTGGCTCGACAGGCTCGGCGGCCTGTGCAGAGCGTAGGAGCAGCGCGGATAGGAGCGCGACGAGTAACCAGAGATGTTTCATGCGCCGTCCCACACGTCGGTCAGTCCCCAATCGTACTTAGCTGCGCCGCGGCGAATCACTTGCAGTAGCGTTGTGCCCGCGGGCGCAGTCGGCAAGCCGCGCGCGGACAGAAACGTGTTGAGCCGTGTGCGTGCGCCCGCGGGAATCGCCTGGTCAAGCTGCGGCCAACGATTCGTGCCGTCGCTTGTAACCACCATGCCCCATCCCGTATTGGCGTGCGCGTCAATGGCCGTAAGCTGTGGCCCTGTGCCGACGATGATGTAAAACGCCCACGCTCCTGGCAAGTCGCCCACCCAGACCCATCTGTGCCAGCCTGTTCCGATGTCAGGCGCACCAGTGCTGTCGGCTTTGATGACTGCGATTGCTTTTGCCATCGCTACACCCCCACGACACTGAAATCGTCCAGGCTGTTACCTTCGTAGGTCGAGAACATGCCGTGGAGTGTATTGTTGACAATGCCCGCGTCACTGACTGATTGGTCAGCGCCACGCTGCGTGCCACCATACCAAAGCTGATAAGTGGTTGCTCCACTCTTGACCACGCGTACCGCAGCCCCCGCGCTGTAAGCTACCGCGGTGCTAATCAGGTTGGTATAGACGCCAGCCACGCATTTTTCGAGCTTGACATTGGTGCCATCGTGATAGCCGATAACAAAATTGGCGGGGCTGCTCACGCTGTCCAGGTTGATGACCACGCCCGCCTGCGTGCCTGCCACGAGGGTAGCGGCGGCGGATACATCCACATTAGGTGTGTCAGAATTGATGGCGCTGAACAGCGTGGCAAGGGTGAGGGTTTTGACAGACACATTGTCAATGCTGCCCGTTGTCGGATTGACTGATCCCCAAATTTGATACAGCGCCTTCGCATTCGTGACACGATAGGTTTCGACAAATGTACCCGTCGTCGTTCGACTGATTCCGAGGCTAGCCCCGGAATTTATGAGTAGTTGAAATCCACCTGCGACACTAACCACATCAAATTGGGTGCGACAGAATGACCCAACTACCCCATTGTTTGCACCCGTAGTAAGAGTCCCGTGATATAGAGCCGTCAGCGTTGCTACGCCACTAGCAATCGCCCATTCGGCGCCATGTGTCCACCATGTGTCGCTACCAAATCCCCCATTCGTCAGCAACTCCGCCCCCAGCGTCGGCGTGTTGACCGCTTTGCCACTCGCTATCGTCCAGGTCGCGCCCGTCCACCCGTTGCCAAGTGCGCCGTCAGCGCGGTCGAATGAGTCGCCAAAGGGCAACAAGCCCCCGCCCCCCGCCAGCCGCACGCCTGCCCCGCCGTGGATGCCGATGCCTACCCCGCGCATTACGCCACACTCCGGCTCGCGATTTGCACGCGCACCACCATGTCATCCGCTGCCGCGGCCACCACCGCCTTGTCAAAGACGCGCAGCTTCTGCCCCGCGGCGAGGAAGAGTAGCGGCAAGCCAACGGTGACGTAGGTACTGTCACGCACCGCCACGGCGTCTGCCAGCCCCACGCCAAACATATAGCGATAGGTCAGGCTGGCCGCTTGCGTGACCGCCGCCACCAGACTGGCAATGATGTTGTCGGACGCGTCAAGGGCTTGCACCGCCATCTGTCGATTGCCGACCGTAGCCGTGCTTGCCAGCGTGATATAGATGCTCAATATTTCATATTCGGTGTTGGCTGGCACAACAAACGTGTTGTCGCTGTCGTCAGCGGTGGTAAAGGCCAGCGTGCTAATGCGCCAGGATTCGCGGTTGTCAGGCGCGGTCAGCACATCCACGTCGCCAATGTTGACTGTCCCCGCGGCCAGCGCGACCGGCAAGTTGCCGCCGCTGATCGCCACTCCACCCACCGCCGCAATGTTATCGTTACCCATTTCGTTACTCGCTTTCTATGCCGCAACGTGGCGGCTTACGTGTCGGTCGCTAGAACTTTCGTTACGGCGTCGGCAAAGATAACTTTCAGGTCACCGTCGGCTGTATCCACATAGATGAGCGCCAGCCCTGTCGCCGCACTGGGGGCGGTGACGCCATCGCGCAGTGCTAGCGTATTCGGCGCTCCGTCAGCGTGCTCCAAGTTGCTTACGCGTTGCCTCAGCGCGTTCAGTTCGCGCCACAGGATTTTGATTTCCTCGACATACGGGTCATTGGACAAGTTTTGTCACCAGTTTAATCGTTTCGATTTCGTTCGCCGCAGGCTTCACGCTGACTGTTGTTTTGACAAACTGCTTGACCTGCGTGATATTTTCGTAGACCGCCGTAAAGATGTCGCCGTGAAAAAACTGGATACCGTAGTTGTAGGCTTCTGTTTCCACGGGCACAAAGTCGAGCAGGATGCGGTTGGCGCGTTGCTCGGCTAGCCACAAATCGCCCGCGCCTTGCAAGCCCGCCGCCGTCGTGTACTGCGTGGCGCTGACATAACGTTCGGCACTGTTGTAGAGGCTGTTATGGTCTGCCGCTGTGCGGATTTCAATCCTCCGCTCTTCCTCTACGCCTTGCCCCGCCACAATCGCCACCGTGGGGTAGTCGATATAGTTTTCAAATAGGTCGGGCGTTTCCATGTTGGCGTAGTCTAGCGAAAAAACCAGACTCGCGCGGCGGTCGGTGCCAAGCTGTCCAGCGTACCAACGGAATTGCCACGTCTGCGCCGCGGTCTTGACCAAATCAAAGTCACCGCCGCCCGTCGTCGCTACCTCTTGCAAGGCGCGCAATAGGTTCTTGCGCGCGCAGCGGTAATCCCGTGTGTTGCCTAGTGCGCCATCTGCCTGGATGGTGACGTTGCCACCCCAACTATCTACGTCGCGGTCACGACCATCGGCGACGGTGCCGCTCAGTGTGGCGTTGTAAGTGGCAAGTCTCTTGGCAATCGTTTCGGCGGCGGTGCTCGTAAATGCCGTGCGGTCGGTCGTGTTGGCTGGATAGAGAACCTCACTGCGTGTCAGAAAATGGGCATAGCCCGGACAATAGCCAAGCCAAGTTTGCCGCCCGTCCGTGTCGGTCTGCCGCCGTTGGGCGCGCCACAGCCCACCAAAATCTACGTACCAATCTAGACCAATGGAAAGGTTGCGCCGCTTTACCTCCACTTGCCAATCTTTTTCGATGTTGCTTATCAAGTCGTGCCCCGCGTCCACGGCAAAGGTAAGCAGTCCCGGCGCGTTGACTTCTTTGGTGTACTCCAACGACAAATAGCCGCCGTTGTCGCCCGTCACGCGGTCTTGTTCGGCATTGCCCGTCAACAGGTATTGCTCGGCCCCTGTGCGGTCTTTGACGCTGATTTCGTATTCAACGGCCATTGCTTACCACTCTATCAATAAAAACGCAGCCCATAGACTCCCATCAATACCCGAACCCGCGGTCGTCTTTTTAGCTTGCACGCAATAGCTCTGCACACCAGCAGGCAAATTCGCTCTTAAATCAGCCGTGAGAACTGCAAGCCCCGAGGTTTCTGAACTTGTCTGAGGACACGAAACCTCCCCCCCTGTTACTGCGTTTTGGGTGGTAGAACTCGCTCGATACGCCAAGCGTATCAAAGTTGGATCGCTTACATTGTTTGTAGATGCTATTGCCCCGAACTTGACAGTCGCATTTGACGGAATCTTAGAAGCATCAAAGGCAACCGTCGAAAGCCCCATCATAGTGAATGACCCCCACGCGCTTGTGATTGCAGGAGAATTAGGGTCTTGGATAAGAGGGATAATCGTCGTTGTTGGGCTAGGGGTTGCCAACTTCGCTTGCGTTACCGTTCCATCCCCAACCGCCGTCAACCACTCGCGCGTGTCAGTGACAGTGATAACGCCGCCCGTGGTAATACTCACCGTTGCCAGGCTCATCTCCCACGTCGTGCCCGCCGTCTGCGTCAGTGCGGGTGCGGCACCGCCCTCGGCCCCTGCCACGAGCGCAATGCGGACAGTCTGTGCCGCCCAGCTTGCGCGTAAGACCACGCGGTCGATGCGCGTGCTAACGCTGGGCGTGGACACGGCGACATTGACAGATGCGTTGTTGAAGTAGGGAAAGCCATAGACGATGGCCCCGCCCGTATTGACAGCCACGGGTGTCGATGTGCCAGTAACGGCCAACTTATTGAGGTAGTCAGGTGCAACGCCGCTCAGGTCAGCCCCGGTCAAACCAGCCATTAGCATTCGCTGCCACTCGGTGAATTGTGCCATCGTGTAACCACTCGCCGAGCCGTCACCCGTGCCGTCCGTTGTCCAGCCGATTGAAGATTCCGCCAATTGACACCTCCCGCCTACAAATGTGTATACCGATTGTAGTAGCGCAGCGATACCTGTGTTGCTGTTGTGCTACCGCTCAGTATTTCGACCTTAATATCGTTGATGCCACCCGTCGCCCCCGGACTTGGTTCCAGGTGGAATGTGCCTAGATTGCTATCCGGCGTTAGCTCGTTGTTCTTGAGCACTCCATTACTATCCTTGACGGTCTTGGTGCCAAAGCGCAGATCGATGGTGCGTGTATCACCTGCCGCAATGGTATAGCCGGCAAAATCAATCTTTTCATCGGTGGTCAAGTTTGTAATCTTGGCATCAATGGCGGGGCCGGTGATGACGATGACCGGGTACTCCTTCCAGTTGCCCTCATAGTAAAAGGATTCCGTGGCGTTGATGTAGTCGCCTGGTTGCTGTACCCACGGAATCATCATCGGAATCTGGAATCCTTCACTGCCGCCTAAGACACTGGTGAATCCCAGGTTCTGAAGCGTCGGCCCGTACCATATTGGATTGGGTGCTTCCAGTTGCACTATTACGCGCTGCGTCGCCGCAAACCGTTCGTTTTCTGTCTCCGGCAAGTCCAGCACGCCCACGGCATAGGTATCAATCTGCTTAATAACGCCATCATCACGCGTGACCCTAATTTGGCAGGGCGTGTTCGTCAACGGCTTAAAGATTTCAATTAGTGTATCGCGGTACGTATCAGCCTGGGCGCGCGTCACCCCCTGCAATAAAAAAACTAGGTTGAGAAATCTTTCGTCAAGACGAAAGTCGCGTCGCGTCGCCCCATCCTGAAACGGCCCGCGCTGCTTGATGTTGCGGATATTGGAGATGCCCAAGCCGGTGGCTTGTAGGCGATAAAATGGATTGCCGCCACTGAGCGAATAGGTGGTTGGGCCAACAATTGCCGTCCAGATCGGCACTCTCGGCAACGTGACCGCCCGTCCCCTGCCGGTCACAAGAGCTAGACCTGCCGCCAACCCTGACATCTGTTGCAGGGGCATGGTGCCGCTAACGGTAGCCGCCCCATCAATCGAAGAGGCTCGCAGAAAGCCATCGGCGATCATGTGGCCTGTTCCCACTGCCACGCCCGCCGCGTTGCCTGCCATGTTCTGCGAAGCGGCTGTTGCCGTTGCCGTCGCTACGCCTGCCGCTGAGCCTGATGTCTCGCCGCCGAGTTCGTAGGTAATCTCAAGGATTGGTCTGTTGCCAGCAGTCGCCGTGTCGGACGGGTTGAAAGTTTTTAGGCTATTTCCTGCTTCGGTTCCTAAAATCCACCAACCATAATTATTTTGAGTTCCCGCATAGAATGCCTGAACATCCGTCGTGACATCCCAGTCAAAGAAGGAACCAGTACCAGTGATGATGACCGAGTCCGTTGCACTGGCGGCCCAATCACTGCCAGATGCACCTCCTACGCCTCCTACCCAAGCAACCGAGCCATTGTGATTGCGATGATTCCATGTGCTGCCGTCTTCACCACCAGGCATAGCACCATCACGAATACCTTCGAACCACTCCGTTAGTGCGCGGTGTGCGGAGACTGTTGCATCTGCTGCTTCACTTTCTCCACCGCATCGCAACTTGAGGACAGCACTGCTAATTGCAACACCTAACGGTAGGTCGGATATGTCAAAGCGAATCAGCGAACGGATGACAAGACCTGCGGTAGTACGTCCCGCAGAGAATGCGTTCGTGGCGATACCGTAATTAAGATTATTGCCAGCACTCGTGAGTGATGTATCGATGCCCGCGCCGGCATCGGGCTGGAGCGTCAGAACTGCCATGCGTGACTAGTCCTCGGTAATGTCTAGCTCACCCGATACAAAGCGCGGTTGAATGTCAAGCGACACTGCCAACGGGGTCGTCAGCGCGCCCTTATACAGCACCTTGCCCGCGCCGCTCGACGCCGTGCCCACGGCAAAGTGGGTAATCGTGTTGGTGCCACCGGTCGCCACCGGAAAGACGATGGCGGCGGCGTTAGTCACAGCGTTAGCCGTCACCGTCCAGCCCGCCCCACTGCGTGCCATAGCGACACGTGCATAGTCGGTATAGGTCGCCTCGCTGGTCGTCTGGTCACCAGCCTCACCAGGGTCTCCCGTATGCAGCGATACATAGAGGTTGGTTAGCGGCCCAGAAGAAGCATTGTCGGCAATGTTGGCAATCGCCGTCGCATTGAAGATGAGCAGAAGCAAATCGTTTTCAAAGGTATTAGATTTTGACACTATACACGCCCCTATTCCACTTGGTATTAAGTAGCCCCAAACGACAGGTTATACAGCTCGACCTGATTTCTGATGTCGCGCACGGCGTCGCCGGTACTTTGCACCTGTACAATCATCTGGTTGCTCGAAGTGCGGCTATTGTTGATGCTCGTGCTATTGCTCGTTGCGGCTGCGGATGGCACCCAGGTACTGAGGCTGTTGAACGTTGGCGATAGTTTGCCCATGCCCTGCTCAACACCGAGGCCAAAGCCCGCGGCGACATTTTGCCCGATACCCATAAAGACTTTCGAGGGCGAGCCGATGCCCAGCGCGGCGGTCGCCGCTTGCGCCGCCAGATTAGCCAATTCCGTGACCTTAGATTGTGCCGCCCCGATCAAGCTGCCGACGCCATCAATAAAGCCTTGCACGGCGTTTGTTCCGGCGCTACGCAACCATTGGCTTGTATCCCCAAAACCGCTCTTGATGGCGCTGATAACCTCACCCATCTTGGAGCCAACCGCGCCAATTAAACTACTCACGCCGTCGATAAAGCCCTGTACCGTATTCGTACCGTATCCGCGAAAAACGCCAGACGGCGAGTGCAGGTCAAGCGAATTTTCAAACTCACCCTTGATCTCATTGGCCATGCCAAATACCGCGCCGCGCGCATAGTGTTTGTTGCGCTCGATTCCATCACTGTAGCCTTGTGCGCTACCTTGTCCGGCAATCATGAACGCGGCCTCCATATCGCCAGACCACACCAATGTTTCGAAGAGTTGCGTCCGCGTGGCGCGGTCTTGCGTGGCTTTAATGGCCTCCCACATGTCGGCAAAATTTCCCCTACCTGCTGCATCCATCAGCTCCAGGAGATCGCCAAAGTTAGCGACAAACGTTGTTATGCGCGTGATAATAACCGCTAATCCCTTGCCAAAGATGTCCTGCAATCCCATCAAGAAACTGTCCATTTGGGCTTTTGACAGGCCCAACGAGCTATCCGTAGTCTTGATTAGGTCGGTAAATGCCGCCTTGAGTTCATTGGAAGCAAAGATACTGGCGGCGGCGGCGGCGGGAAACTCCGCCTTTAGCCACTTTGCCATATGTGTCCCCGCGCCATCTGGGGCAAAAAAGGCTTTCTTGATGTTGTCGCCCACCTCAACGACGGTAGCACCCAGACTTTCCCAAATCTTTTTGGTGTTCGTGAACTCCGTCTCGTTGCCACTCGCCCAAGTCACAATTTCTCGCAGCGCATCCCCGCCAAAAGTCGTAATGGTCGTCAGGAGCGGTGCAAAGGCGTCGCCCAGCAGGGCAACGGCAAGGGTGATCCCCCCCACGACTGCTGCCGCCGGTGCAATCGCCACCAGGAAGCCGCCGATGGCGCTTACCGCCACCACGCCCACCGTGAGCGCAAGTCCTTTCAGCACGTCGTCCCACGAGATAAATGGCCCGATGGTCTTGCCGACCCAATCAATCACGGACTGGATTTGCCCAATCACTTTGTCGATAGCGGTCATCGTGGCAGCAGGGATAAAGTTCACAAAGGCTTCGCGGAAGGCCGTTAACGGGTCTTTGCCTTCGCGCAATTTGGCGATAAAGGTTCCGGCGGAGGTGGTAAGCCCGGCAAACCATTCAATGACTTTTGGCCCCTGTGCGGTGGCTAGTTGCGTGGCCCACTCAACCACATCGCGCGCAATAGGCAGGAAGGTTTGCCCCAACTGGATACTGAGCGTCTCGGTCACACCCAGGAAGATTTCCCATGCGCCGCGCAGCGTGTTCATACGCGTGGCACTGGCATCCTCGGCGGAGGTGTCGCCAATCGCCACCTTGAATTTGTGAATTGTGTCCTCGCCCGCATCGGCCAAAGCCAGCGCGGTGCGCATGGCGTCCGTGCCAAAAATTGTGCTGGCTGCCGATATGCGCTCGGCGTCACTCAGACCCGTAAATGCCTCACTGAGCGCGGCGGTGATTTCCTCGGCACTCTTCATGCTGCCGTTGGCATCAAAGAAGGCGCTGCCACCCGCAACAAGTGCCGCGCGTTGTTCCGTAAGTTTTATGTTGAGTTCCTGTAGACGTTCCCCGTAGTTCTTGCTCGTCGGATCAAGGGCTGCAATCTGGGCCTGCGTCTTGCCGATCTTCTCCTGCACCTTGTCGAACTCCGCGCCCGTTAGCCCGCTAAATAGTCCCAAATCGCGCATAGCGTCCGCGCTCTTATTGGTGTCGGGAATGAGTTGCTGGAGAAAAACCTTAAACGAGGTGCCTGCGTCGCTACCACTGGCGAAACTAGAAGAGGTTGCCGCCAACATGGCGTTAAAATCGTCGAAATCCACACCTACGCTGCCCGCCACACCGCCCGCCTGCGCGAGGGCGAGCGCGTAATCGTTGATGTCGAACTTGCTTTGCTGGGTCACGCCGATAATGCCATCCACAACATCCGCCATTTCGCTGGCGTCTTTGTTAAATTGCACCATCGCATCGGTGGCGACATCGGCGGCTAGAGCAAAATCATCGTTCGTGGCATTGGCAAGCAAGATCGTGCTACGCGCCATGCCCTCCTGTATCGCTTGCCAGGAGACGCCGTTCTTGGAAAGCATCTCAATCGCGTCAGCCGCTTCGAACGCGCTTACCTTGAGTTTGGGGTCTAGCCCCAATTCCAAGATGGCATCATTCAATTCCTTGACGGGGGGCGCGGTTTTGCCCATCACTGCCATAATGTCAGCGACGGCTTGCTCCATGTCCATCGCGGACTTGACGCTCTTGCCCAGCGCAACACCCAACGCGCCGATGGCGACAACTGCAGCGGCTGCCGCTACCTTGATGCCAACGCCCAACGCGTTCCGTAGATCGCCGATGCCTTTGGCCGCGACGTTGCCAGCGTTTTTGTTGAGTTTGTCTAACGCGTTATCAACATTTTTTATTGGCCCGCTTGCGCGGTCTTGAGCCTTAATGATGATGTCAATATCAGGCAATGGCTGTCTCCGTTGGTGGCGGTGCGCTATCTACGCTCTCGGCAATCAGCGCCCACTCAATCCAGGCAGATGGCCGTTCGAGTAGCTCCCACGGGGCTACGCCCAGGTACTTCGCGGCGCGGATGGCAGGATACCATTCTGGGCAATCGCCAAGTTGCCCTCCGGTGTTGAGGTAGCGCCGGAGGTTAGTTTCGACGCTTTTTTTTCCTCCTGTTGGCTCTGACGGTCGCCCGTGATGGCGTCCATAATGGCCTGATAGATCGGTTCGGGGAGGTCTAGTACCGTCTCCACATCTATCGCCAATGGTTTGCCGCCGCGCGTCAAATCCCAACCGGCGATGACATCACAGAAGATTCCCGCCACGCTCCGCATTTGCTCCAGTTCGTCGGCGCTGGCGTCATCCTTCATCATCCGTTGCATCTGTGCCATTTGTGCTTGACGGCGCAGACTGGTCACGCTAGGCCGATAGGCGACCGTAAAGGTGTGTCCCCCTACCTGGGCAGGCACCCATTTGACATCGTTGAGTACATCATCCAAATCAAGCGGCATAACGTCTCCTAGAGTGCGGTCACATTGTTGACAACGGCAATTTCCAATGGCCCGCCACCCGTGAGGGTAGGCACGGCGTCAAATGTCCACGACACGGCATAGACACCATCGCTGTCGGCGAGGGCACTGGACGCGCTAATCTTGCCCGCGAAATCAATCGTAAATTCGTACTCTTCGACGCTGCTGATGGTGGCTCCGACTGCCTTGATGCGGAAGTAGACGGTGCCGCCGTTGCGTAACTGCGTCAGATAGCCCAGGCCAACACTGTCCGCCAGCATCTTGAGCGTCAACGTCATCGTCGGCGGCGTCTCCACCATCGTGCTAAAGCCGCTTACCGCACAGTCAAGCGAGTAATACGGCCCATAACGCCCGCTGATGGTCAGGACGGCCTCCATGACATCGGTGAGTTTGTAGGTGGATGTCTCGTTGGTGGTGGCGCTAATGTCTGTCTGCGCGGTCGCAAAGGCGTAGATACAGATGGCAGTAGGTAGAATCGGCACCAGCCCAATCGCGCTGACGGCTGCGCCCGCGGTGACGGTGCTGATGGTGACGCCCGTACCCCCCGTGGTGCTGTCGGTGACAGTCATTTCGGCGACGTTAGTTTCGCCCAAGCTCCCGCCAAATTCGACGGTGTAGGTAAACACAGGGCTGGCAGCCGCTGTCTGCGTGACGCGCAAACCACCTGTGGGGATGTTGCTCAGGGCTTCTAGTGCCGCCAGCACAACCGCGGCGGTGGCATTGTAGGCGATGGCGGCGGTTGTCTGCCCGGCATAGGTCAGCGTGTAGGTCACACCCGTGGCGTTGACGCTGATTTGCTGCACCTCGTTGCCTGGCATGTGCTGGTCGGCTTCGAGCGCACGCGCCATCGCCGAGCCGCTCAGACTGGTGTCATTGCGATTCATGGTGATCGTCAAGTCACCCACGCGCATGAACGACGCCCGCTCTGCCCCGCCAATGCTGCCCTTATAGGCCGTGAAGGAGACGGGCGCGTCGGCATCTACCGCCGATGGCTTGAAGAACCAATGGGTACCGTCTGCGCCCATCACGCGACTACCCGCCGCCGCGCTAGTGGTGCCACCCGCCGCGGTAACAAGCGCCTCAGTCAGCACGCTTGATAGCGGATAAACAATTTCGGTGTAAGTAGGCAAGCCATCCAACGCCCAGGTGCTATCCTCGCGGTTGAGCGCGGTGACGGTCGTGTATTTGCTACCCGCCGGACGAAACGACTTGATGGTCGGATTGATGGTCGGTGAAAAACCGAGAGCGGTCAGTTTCTTGTAACCAGAAGCAGGCGCGGTGCCTGGTGTCGCCTCTGGCGCGATTTTCACCGCCTGAAAAACAGATGCGCGCTTATATGTCGAGCTAGACATTGGTGTTTACTCCTGTAATATGCTATAATTACGTTGCTAAGGGAACGCGAACGGTTTGACCGTAGGCGTACAATTTGATAGAGTTAACACCCTCCTGTTGGGCCATTGGCGTTCCCTTAGCAAGAACTGTCAGGCCGTCCAACAGGAGTTTTTTATGTGGCATACCAAGAAGTGCGAAGAATGCGGTCAAGAATTTTCTCGGTACAGAAGCACGCCACCCAAGTTTTGTTCCCTGCGCTGCACTCACCAAAATAGGCGCAAGCGTGTTCAGGGTGCTTGCGACAACTGCGGCAAGATGTACGAGAAGCGTCCTTCGCAATGTCTCGACGGCAAAAAGCATTTTTGCAACATGACTTGTATGGGCCAATGGCAATCCAAGCATCGAGTCGGCAAAGACAACCCAACCTACAACAGCGTTGATTGTGTTTGCGACATTTGCGGTAAGGCGTTCACCCGCACCCCTTTTCACATTGCGAACGGCGAAGGCAAGTTTTGCAGCAACAAATGCAGAGCCGCTTGGATGTCCCAGAACATGTCCGGCCCAAATAGCCCCTACTGGCAAGGCGGCGAAGCAGACTACCGCGGCGCGAATTGGGAGAAGCAACGCAAAGAAGCCCGCAAGCGCGACAGGTATCGCTGCCAGAAGTGCGGTATCCATGAAAAGAAACTGCGTCGCCATTTGGATGTTCACCACTTGATCCCGTTTCGCTCATTCGGCGTTGATCGCTACGAAGAAGCCAATCAACTAACCAATCTGGTTTGCATGTGCCGTTCCTGCCACATCACTACTGAGAAAGGAAACATCCCCGTACAAAGCCGGTTCCTCTAGCCTGTTCACTTAGTTGTCATAAAGTTGCACAGGCACAAAAAGGGTCGCGATGATGTAGGTCACGACACCTCTTTCTTCATAGCGCGGGGCCACGTTGTACGGCCCGATGCGCCCCGCGTTGCCCAGCAAAGATGAACCCACCGTCGTCACCGAGCCATTGAGCGTGGGATTGGCGGCAATCAGACGCATGGCCTGCAAACAGATGTCGCGCCCCCGTTCCATCGCCGCCGCAACGTTGGCATTAGCGACCTTGATCCAGAACTCGCAGGGGATATTGTGCGCGTGGACACGGGTCTGCGCGCCCATCACCGACGCGTATTCCATCACCCCGCTCTGCTGGAAGGGCACAATCAATAGGGCGATCTTCTGCGTGGTCGTGATGGGCGCGTAGTGATCCAGGCTGCTTTGGTCTACATCCGCCAACGCAGACAAGATGGTTTTTAGCTCGGTGGCGACATCGGTGATGTCGGTCATTTGCCCGGAATCTCGTCGTTCTTCGCCAACCGAAAGCCAAAGGGCATCGGTGCGGGCGCATAGCCCGCACGCACGCGTGTCAAGCGCAACTCCCCGGTGTCCTCGTTGTAAAGCCAACAATCCACGGCGTCATCAACGACCACGGGCGATTCATCTACCGGGACAATTTCCACCGTCTCCACCGTCACGGGCGGCAATTCTTGCGTATCGTCCTGTTGGCTATGCTTGTGCTTTGCCATCGTTGCTCCTATTCGCTCGGCGCGGTCGCGCCTGTATATTCGCCCTGTTGCACCGCGTAGGTTTCGCCCGTGTCGCCGCGGCTGTACCCGTCCACTTTCCGCATTTGCAACGTGCGAATGCGGCGGCGTCGGGTGGGTGTAGTCGAAGGCAGCAACGACGCGCCGACCAACGTTAGGTCGGAGGCCGCCAGGCTCTTGAGGCGCGCGTAGAAATCCTTGAGCCATACCTCGCTACGCTCTTCGCCTTCGCCCGATGCGGTGTCAATGGTCAGCGAGCGTAGGATGTACGCGCCCGCATAGAGATTCTCCAGCCCTATCAATTCAGGGTAGAGCGCGGCAGTGGCACCAATCGGGATGGTGTAGCCCGCCGTGGCAATGGCGCGGTTGATGAGGGCGTACCCCTCCGTCAGCCACACCGTCACCTGTGCCGCGGTAGGGTTGCTTGTCCCGTTCCACGTCGGCACAAGAGAATTTGCGCCGCTCGCGCTGCCGTAGTTCGCCATGATTAGTTATTGCTCGTTGTCAACTGCACCCAGCGCGCACCATCGGAAATCAGAAACAGCGAGTCGTATTGAGCCAGCGAAATCGCGCCCGTCATCCCGCCACTGTCGGGGATAATCACGGTGCTATTGCTGCTGTTGATTAGGATTAGCTGTGTCCCTTGCGCCCCCAGCACGACGGACGAGGCCGTCACCGTGCCGGTTGCCTGTAAGTCCATGTAGGTTGCGGTAGGCGTAATCGGCTGCCCGTTGACAACGGTCTGCGTGTCATAGGCGGTGGATAGGATGCCGCCAATCGTGACGCTGCCATTGACCACGGCGTCATCTGTGATATTCAAATCATCAAGCGCGATGAGGTCATCATTCGCCACGAAATCGCTAGCGGTCATCGTTGTGCTAGCAGTTACATTTGCGGCTGTTGCATCGCCCGTAATCGTGGCATCGTCCCCCACCGTCACATCCCCGCCCGTCGTTACCGCACCCGTCAGCGTGGTGGTGCCGACGCTGGTCAGGGTTTGACTGACAATCAGGCGGTTGAAGCGCGTGGACGCGGCTTGCGCCCAGGATGGCGCGGTCATCACAACCAGGAGAATGGCGACGAGCGCGAAGCTCGCCACCATTCGCTTGTTAAGTTTCATCATGCCCCCTTAGGTTGGCGTGCCGTCTGCCCAGGTTGCGCTATTTACGTAACGCGGCGTGCCATTGGTGCGCTCTTCGCCCACACCCACGCCAAAGCGGAATTGCAGCATCATGTACTGCAATGGGTGGGCGGGCGAGCCATTGCGCGGGTCGTTGCTCGCCATCACGGTCGGGCGTGCCATGCCCTTTGTGGTGCGAACACGCAACGGATTACGGCGAGACAGGTTGCCGTAAGACTTCCAGCCAAAACCGTAATACTGTGGGATACCCGGCACAATCCAGACCACAGAATCGCTAATGACGCCAATCGGATAGACACCCTCGGCCAACGGCTCGGCACTAATCGCCGCCAAGTCCACGGTGCTGCCATAACGCACATTGGTCTGCGCGATGGGGATAAAGTTGGTCAGGTTGCTAATCACGCTTTCGTCGCTGATGCCCGCGATGAAGTTATAGGGCGGTTGGTGCCCATGCTCGCGCAGTTCGGATTTAACATCTGTGAACACGGCATTGGTGAACACGCCCCCCGTGATGCCCACGTAATGCTCGTGGGTGCTGGCGAAAGCCGTGCCGCCATAGGTCGGAGGCACATAATCAACGCCCGTGCTGCCCGCGGTCGTGGCAAAGCCAGGGGACAAGCCACCTGTGCCTAGCCCTTTGCCCGCCCCGCTGTCATCGCCGCGTTGCAAGAGACGCGTGAGCAACGAAAGCCGCCAACGATTGCGTACCGCTTGAAAAGCCAGCGCAAGGTCGGCGTCGATCTGTTCTTGGCGCGCCTCTTCGAGATAATCCCACGTCCAGCCCAAGCCGCGGTCAAATTTCTGATAAGGCAGCATATGCCCTTCGGTCGTGGCGCGCTGTGAGTCAGGGCGGCTGTACTCAGTGTGTAGTTCCATTTCCCCGGTGTCACCCATCGCGTATTCCACGTCGGGCTTGTCCTGGAAGCTGATGAGTTGCCCCCATAGCCCGCCTGTCAATTCGGCGTTGAGCGCGCCAAGTCCCGCATTCATCTGCGCTTGCACGGCGGCGATGCTAGTGCCGTCCGCCAATTGCCAATTCTTAAGGGCGGTTGCATCCCACCCCGTCATCAATACCAGGCTACTGGTGTCGCGTGGCCCGATTGCCATTGTCGATTCTCCTTAACTCAGATCAATGATCTGGGGCTGCACGAACAGGATGGTGGCAGTTTCGGCAAAGCCGATGATGGTGTCTTTGGTGCCCACCGCCTCGCCCAATCCCCCAGCGGTGTCGCTGGCAAAAATCAGCGTGCCGGGGGTCGCACCCGTCATACAAAGCACGGGCCCCGCGAATACCAAGTCCACGCGGTCACCCGCCACGCCGCCCTGCACGGCAATCGCAACGGTCAGAACGGCGGTACTGGAATCGGTTGGATCCCAGTAAGTGTCACTTTGCAGCGTGACAGGCATCCCCGCGCTGGTGGTTGCCCCCAACGTGCCACGGCGCACGGTTGCGCCCTCTAGTGGCTTGATGTGTTCAGCCACACTATCTACTGCTGCTGCCATCGTCTATCTCCTTGCCCCTTGCGGGGTCTATTGCACTCCGTACTGTTGTTTGAGCAGCTTGGGGTTAACCCCCATGCGTACCGCCTGCTCGTTGATCTCCCTGTCACTCATTTGCCCCGCCACGGGTGCGCCCCCCGCGCCATTGCTGGCGTTGATGTTGGGGGCTGCGGGCTTGGGCAGGGCGTCCAAAATGCTCTTGGCGTCGGCAACCATCTCTTCCAGCGTTTCACCCACAAGGCGGTGCGATTGCTTGAGCGGAAATCCGGCGTCGGTCGCGGCCTGCTGTTGCAGGAGCTTGGTTGCCGCACTCTTGGCTTCGGTCTGCGCGGCTTGCAAATCTGCTTGCTGCTTCTCGAAAAGCTCCTTGTATTTGCCCTGTTCGGCCAATACTTTCGCTTCGGCGTCTGCTGCTGCCTTTGCCGCGTCCTTCTGCGACTTCGTGCGTTCTCGCTCTAGTCGCTCATTGACGATGCGATCCAAATCGGCTTGCGTAAACTTAGGGTCACTGGTGCCGCTGTTGGTGCCGGAAGCGTCTGCCGGAGGTGTGACCGTCGTTTGTGCCGCTTGCGTCGCGTCGGTGCTGGTGGCGTCGGCTGGTGCCGCTGTCGTGCTTGCTTGGTCTGCCATGTGTCCCCCATTTATGCCGTCTGGTAGACGTGGTAAAAATGGACAATAAATAAGGCGACAGCCAGACCGAAGTCCGATTGTCGCCTTATGGATAATTCATCCTTTAGACTGTTATTTGGTTAGCGTTCTCTTGCCGCCTTACGTTGTTGTTGCCCTGTCATCAGGGGTGGCAACCCTAGCACTTTCGCAAGGTGTTGCGCCCTAGCAATGTGCAGCCCGTAATCCTTCAAGAGATCGGCTCGGCTCACCTGAATACTGTCTGGTGGCTCTACCTCCATTGTATCAGGATTGCGCGGTGTTTGCAATAGGTATTGCGAACGTTGCTCGCTCATCTGTCCAGCCCCGCCGCGGCGAGCCTGTCAGCAAAGAAGCGTTGCACGGTGGGCGTCCCTTGCTCGGCTATATCTTCGATTGTGCTCCACCACCCACGATGGATTCTCTTTTGGTCGCGACGTGACATAACTAAACGGTTGTAAGGCGCGGTATTGCCATTGCTGCCTACGATGCCGCGAATACCAATGCCACCCCCCTCAATTCTGGCACTCCACGAGCGCATCAACGTGTTTGTGCGAACGTAGGTGCTACCAGGCCGCTCAGGTGGATACTTTCGAGCGCGGGCAATCACATAACTGGTGGCGTCGGTCATAGCCGCGCGCATGGCGATGCCGATGCGGTCAGGCGCGCGATTGATGACCGCGCGCGCCGCTGAATCATTGATGGAAATTGAGATGTCAGGCATTTTTAGTCCCCCCATTCTAAAAGGACGCACCCGACGATCAGCCTGCCGCAAACAAAATCGATTGAATCTTGGTTGAATGCCCCGCGAATGCGGAAATGCTTGAGGTAGGGCCAATACCAGCACGGTAGTAGTCCCGCATGGAATCTTGGCAATAAACGATTTCCTCTGTACTGTTCAGCCATTTTCTCGCTCCCTTACCAATCCATCGCGCCGCAACGCCTCAAGCGCGGGGCCGGAAATCTGCGAAATCCCAGACCGGCAGCGCACATGGCGCGGTGGCGGCCCTTTGCCGTCGGAAAAGGTGTCTTCACCTTTTAGCATAATCGCGCCCTCTCCGCTGCGGCACAACTCCGTAACGCGGCTATCGTTTGCCGTGCTGTAAATCCACCCCTCAATGTCTGGATTGGCATTGCCCGCCGCAAGCTCGGCTTGACTCGCGATACGCGTATACTCTGTGACCGCGATGGCCTCGACGCGCACCGCGCCGAATGTCGGCTCCAACGCGCGAATCAACTCAGGCAAGCCATCGCGATAGCCCGCCGTCGCTAACTCACCGCGCTGCCAATCCCGAAATGCCTGGGCGAAAGCGTTCTTTGAAGTCTCGTTAAGGTTGGGAATCGAACCAAAGTTGCCCGCGTCGGAATTGACATAATAGTCATCTACCCATGACAGAACTTCCTCGTTAACAAGTTGCCATAACGAATCGTCGCCCAATGCCACACTCGCACTCACTGCGCGGTCAATCGCAATCGAGCGCAAATCCTCACCCACACTCGCCCACAGCAAGTCATCCTCGCCCTGCCACAGCCGCGATAGCTGGCGCGGCGTGGGGTTGCCCTCGGTGTCATTGAGCACGTCCAGGATGCGACGCTGCTGGGCGTTGAGTCCACGCGCAAAGGATTGCGTGATTAGCCCCTCGGCATAATCGCGCGCGGCGTCGGGAGAAAGCTGGCGGTCTATCCGTTCGGCGTCGGCGACAGAAATCACCCCCGCCTCAACCAATGCGAGCAATAACGGATTCACGCTTGCCCCTTGCGCTCTTCAATCGCCGCCGCAATCAGCGTGTCGGCTTCCTTGGTCGTCACGCCCCTGCCTAATTCGCCGCTGCTCCAGCCGCATTCGCGGCACTTGACTATAACCACGTCGCGCGTGCGCCATAGATCATCCTCGCCGCAATTTGGGCAAGGTGGCAAGATGGCGACGAGTGGCTCAAGCGCGCTCATGGTTGCACCTCATCTTTTTTTCTTGTTACGTATATGTCCGCCATCCTATCCATTTCGGCCCTTATCTCCGCATCGTGCATTTCGTAGTCAATGCCCGCCAACGCGGGATGAGACTCCTGTAATTCACGCAGACGCTCTGCCACCACATTGTATCGGCTGCGTAAACTTTCATGCTCAAACTCAAGATACTGTATGCGAATGACCAACTGCCGAATTACTTCGTCCTTTGTATCGTCGCTCACGCCGTCACCCCGTTCCCGTTATTGCTAACTACGTTGGTCACTGGCGCGCTCTGCGTCGGCGTCGCCCGCTGCATGGCGGTGGCAATCGTGGCAACGGTGGCGGCTTGGTCGCTGCGTGCCGTCGCTTTCCATTTGGCGATCTGAGCGGGTGAGTAGCCGAGCATCTCCCAAATAACTTCGTCTGGAATGCCGAGCCGCTTGAGAATTTCTCCGCGCTGGCTGTCGTTGAGTTCCTGGCGCGTTTCGGCAGATGCCCAACTGGTCTGCACCTTGAGCTTTGGCACTTCAGGGATGGATGGGCCAAAGGCGCGCATCACCTTATACGCCATCACCATCACGTCCGCCCATGCTTGCCCAAAAATCAACTGGCGTTCAATGGCGCGGCTGACTAACCCACTCTCTAGTTGCTTCAACGCCTCGCCGCTTGGCACATCGCCACCGACAGGACGCAAATAATACTGAGGAGTTCTGCTAATCCCCGCAATCGTCTCGACAATCAAATGGATGGTGTCGATCAACTGCTTGAGGTCGGCAATTTCCAGGCGATGTGCGCGCCCGCCATCAATTTCCAGCGCGCGGCCTGGGGCCATGAAAAATTCGTCGTCATCGTCAATGTCGTCATCGTCGGTGGCGGGGGGCAACACGCCATTGGCTTCGTACTCCACCACCAGCACGGGAAAGCCCGCGGCGTCGGCGGCGGCCAGCAAATCCAGCCACGACTTGTTGAGCGCGTTCTGCAGGCCGATGATTTGCGCCACTTCGCTGCCGCCAGGGTTCTCGAACCCAATCACCGTCAAGCCGATGGGGTCGCCATCACGGTCTACCCACGGCAGGGGCCATTGGTTATCGCCCTCGTCAAAGGCAGCTTCGTTGCCATCCATCCTCAACCAGCCAGCCTTACCCATGATGTACTTGCGGATTTCACCTGGCAAATAAGTATTCTTGCGCCGTTCTCCTGTTTCGCCCGCCTTTAGTGGGTTATAGGTGTACCAATGTTTATTGAGAAACAAAATGCGGTCGGGCATCTCTGGGTCACGGTGGCAGGTAATACCTGTGCGCCCATCGTCGGCAGAGTGCAGCGTAAAGCGCGGGCGTTGGTTCTCGTCGTCATAGTCCACCATGACGTAGCTTTTGCCGTCGCGAATGGCGCGGCGGTGCAGCCTGATTTGCTGGGCGTCGAAGCGATTCTCCTCCCACCACGACCACATCAGCGCGGCCAGTTGCGTGGCAGGCGTAACCTCGCCGTCCGTGCTACCCATGCCCGCGCCGTTGACCGTAAAGCCACTGACCGACAGGCGTTCGCGAAGCGTATCAATGACTGATTTGACGGTATTCTGACTAAAGGTGAAATCGCCGCTGGTCAAGCTGGCACGCACATCGCCAGACTCCGTGCCGCCCTTGCGCGTCTTAAGCGCAGGCTCAAGGTACTCTTTCTGTCGGTCAGAGAGGTATATCGGATGCAAGCCGTCGTAATAGTCGCGTAGCGTGTTGATCAACGCCGCGGCCTCGGCTTGCCCCGCCATGATACTTTGGACGTGGATAAACTTATCGAGTTGGGGCGGCGTAAGTTTGGACAGGTCAATGGTCATTTAATACTCCCGACTGCTTAGTTTGCGTCGAACAGGCTGCGCCAGTTTGTTAAAAGCCGCTGCCGCCGCGTCTACTTGGTCGTCGTTCGTGCCATAGGGAAAGCTGGTTAACTCATTCAGGAAAGCGGCGTTCCAGTCGCCTTTGACGAGCTTGACATTGCCCGCCTCGCATTGGGCCGCAAAAGGAATGGCACGCGTTTCTTTGTCGCCAGTGACGCGCTCGGTGTGGACGGCATAACCCGCTAGGTTGCGCGAGGTGGCTTGTGCGCTTTCCAGACCGCCGCTCCCCGGCTCTTGCTCATGCCAAATGGTCGTGCTGCCTGTCAGGTCGTGATCCATCGCCGCCGTTTGCTTGATGATGTTTTCGCGCTCCAATGCCGACCATTGCCCGCGCACCACGTCCTCAATGTAGAATTGGCCCAATTTGTCACGCGCTATCAAAACGCCAACTGTGTAGTCGTTTTTGCCACTACTGCCCGCCTTGTCCCAATAGCGCACGCGTGTTGTCAGTCGTGGCGCAACGTTGACAATCTCGAACCATTGACGCTTAAACATGCCGCCATCGGGTGGCGTTGGTCTTTGCTGGTAGAGACTATTCCAGTCATAAGTACCCACATTGATACGAGTTGCGGCTAAGTCCCGCAGGCTGTATCGTTCCGGCCAAAGCGCATCACCCTCCCCTCGCGGATCCTCTTTTGCCTTTGGGTGCTTGTCGTCCCACTCACCAAGTGCGGGGAACTCCACCACTGTCCACTGATCAGCACCGGGGTCGCTGTCGGCTAAGGCCAAAAGGCGTCCTGCCAAATCGTCCTCATGCCACCGCGTAACAGTCAACAAAATTCCAGCATTGGGGCGACGCCGTGTATAAAAGGTGGATGTGTACCACTCCCATACAGCTTGGCGAATCGTCGTGCTATTGGCATCCTGACGATTCTTTACGGGGTCGTCAATGATGCCATAGTTCATTCCCTTGCCCGTGATAGGCCCGCCGACACCCGCACACCGATACACACCCTTATGCCCCACCACCTCGAAAATATCACTGTTGCGGAGCCACGTCTTGCTTGCCACCGTGCGGACATTGGCGCCGAATAATTTAGTGCCAGGGAATAGCTCCTGGTATGGCTCATCATCCATTATGCGCTGTACGTCACGATTCATCGCTTGCGCCAGGTCACTTCCATAGCTACATGCAATAACTTGAGCGTCTGGATTGCGCCCCAAAATGTAGGCGGGAAAGCGACGCGAAACCAATTCTGACTTGCCGTTCTGAGGCGGCATAAAAAGCATGAGTCGCTTAATGCGCCCTGCCACAAACTCGTCAAGGTACGAACACACAACCCGATGATGCCAATTGACTTCATAGTCAGGCTTGGTGTAGGTCGTGAAGTCTAGCAGGTTCGATCTGGCCGCGACCATCTCCGGCGCCACCGTTATCTTATCGTTGGCTTGGCTGAAATTAAATGGCCCTGTATCAACCTTCGGTAGTTCTAGCGTTAGTCCCAGCACCCTCGAATTTCTCCAGCAAGCGCACCAATTTGTCGTCACTCACGCCGTAAAACATTGCCAGCGCGCTCGCGTCCTGCTTGAACAACCAAGCCTTGTCTGTTGCGTGTCGCGAGATTGCGGTTTGCGCCTCGATTTTGGCAATCAAAAGGTCGATTAAAAGCTCGCCGATTCGTTCTCTTTTTGTGTCTGAGACAGTTGAGACGCTCGTAACAATCCGCTTTGCCTCATTGCCCCAATGCTCTACCGTCCCCTTCGGAACGCCATGCTCACGCGCCACTTGCCGCAACGACTGCCCATCCATTAGCGCAGCCATGACAGCCGCTTTGACTTCGGTCGTGTATTCCTTGCTCACTCTACCTCCACCCAATCCCCCATACGCAGCCGCCCCACAGCAGCGCAAAGGCGACGACGATGAGCGCGCTCATGCGCTACCCCATTTGTACGGGCTTATCCGCGGCACAGGCTCCCCCAATGGCATCGGCGGCTTCGTCAACGGGTTGGGCGTCAGCGGCACGATGCAACACGCGGCGACGGTCACGGTGAGCAGGAGCAGGAAAAGCAGGCGCATGTTATTTGCTTGCCTCCACTAACAAGTCAGCCACACGATTAACCCAGCCACGCCCCCAATAATCCCAATTGGCTAATTTGGGATAGACGCGCAAACGCTTGGCGGCAAAGGCGAAGGCATTGGTGCCGACTTCGGCTTGCCATGCTTTAGCCGTGCCTACGCCATGCAAAATCGCAGTGTCGAATACAATCAGGCACGCGGGCCAGCTTAGCTTGTCAGCGCCGGATGCTTGCCAATAATCGCGCTTGAAAATCTCGTGCGCTTGCTCACGCGTCAAATTCTTGATGTCGAGATGTGGATAGGATGCTGCACTCACGCCAAAGTTCGTGCCTCTGTTTTCGCCTACCCCAACCGCGCCACCCGTCCAGTTGCCAACGTCGTTTTCGACGTTCTGGTAGCCCCCCTCCCACCGTGCGGTGAAAGCGATTGAGCGCGCCCAATTATCACCGCTTGGCATAGGCGTCGGTTCCTTTGGCGGCTCTACAGGCGCGGGGGGCGGGGCTTCGATGGCGGGCAGGCGCGTGGTGAAGGGTGGCGTGGGGCTATCCTTCACGCACAAGTCTTTGCGCTTAAGCAGTTCCCCGTATGCCTCCAGCACGTCAAAGGATTTCCATTTGCCTGTGCTATCGCCGTTGTCGCTCAGGAACGGACAAATGCCGATTACGTTGTCACTGGCTTGCCGGATGCACTCGACATATTCATCGGCGTAACGCGACGGGGGCCATTCGCTGAAATTGTGCCAGCCGTTATTGCCATAGATGGGGTGTGGATGACGGTTGTAAAGCAAGCCGTCGATACTCCACTCACCAATGATGATGGGGACATTCAGCGGCCAGCGCATATGGCGTCCAATCAGGTAGGTGTAATCCTTGCGCTCGTTGCCATGCTCATCTGTCCATACGGCGTACATGCCTTCGGGCTGCATATACTCGTGGAGCAGTACCGCGCCATTATTGGCAAGGATGAGCGGCTCCAGGCGGGCAAAATAGGCCATGTCATATTGTGATTCGCCCGTCAAAGCGGGACGCCCCACGCTAAACACAAAGACGCCCAAACGCACTTGGCGCGTGGTCGCCAGGGCTAAGGCGCGCATGGTGTAGTCGTAGAGCGCGCCGTCTTTCTCTGGGCCTGTCTCGTTGTTGAGGCCAGCCATTAGCTGATTGCGCGGCACACCCTGAATGCGGTCAAGGAGGCTCGCCCACCAATCCACCTGGCGAGCGGCTTCCCCTTTGGGGTCTTGCGCCATCGCCGCGTGTGCCTCAAAGTTGCGGTCGTCTACGTCCCAACAACGCAACAGGATCGTCGCATTGGGGCAAGTCTGATGCACGCGCTCAATTAATGGCACACTCACACTATTGGGGTCGTTGTGGTTGCCCTGCACCATCAGCCGCACCACGTTTGGTTGCCAGTCGCGCAAGAATTGCCAATCCTCGGCGCGGTCATGCGCGAAGGTCATGTAGGCACCGCGAAGATTACGCGCCATACTTTTGATGCTCCTTGCCGTGGCACACGCGGCAAAGCGGTGTCACATCTAACATGTGCTCAGGCTCATAGGAAAAGTGATGGTATATTGCCGCTCGACCTGAACAGATGGCGCACATCTGAGTTGAAGGGCGGGGCAAATTGCCGCGCTTAATTTCCAGCCAAACGGCATAATAAGCGGCGCGCTTCTCGGCATGACGTTGCTCGTGTTGGGCAATGGTGGCGCGGCGCGCATCAGGATTCTCGCGGCGATAACGCCGCTTTGCCTCTAAATGCTCATCGTGATTCTTTTGATAAATGGAACGGTTTTGCGCGTTGGTGCAGGATTTGCACGCATGGCGCAAACCGTCAGCATCATTGCCTTTGTGGTACTCAGTAAGGGGCTTAGACTCGCCGCAAGTCTTACAGACTTTGAGCGCGAAGAGGGGTAAGGTATGATAGTTCATAGTAATTGTCCTTCCGTGACAATTGCTCAGGCCGTGGGCGATTCCAGTCGCGCCACGGTCATTTATTCGGTTACTACTCGTGTAATTATACCCCAAATCGACCATTTGTGCTAGTCCCATACTTAGCGCAACCCATCCGGCCCTACGCGCGGCTTGGCAGGGGCAACAGGCGTTGCGGGCGTAGTCGCCACGGCGTCGCTCTTGCTGCGCGTTACAGGCTGATTGGTCACACTACGCAGGACGATGTTGATGATACCGAGCGCAAGCGCAATCCAACGCGGGTCAAGGTCAAGTGGCAAGCCCCCGGCCATGCTCGTGTCTACCACAAAGGAAAGGATCATCGCCGCTACGGTCAGAATGTTGATCCATAAAGTTTTGCTTTCGTACCAAACTTTAGCTTCGTTCACAATCATGCTCCTGTGTCACTCAATCAGGCTGTGAATTGCCGTTCGTTGTCTTTGCCCTTCGTCGCGCGCTTGAACCAGAGGTAGGAGCGCGTTGTAAAACTGCGATGCCCATTGCGGTCAGCGGCGTAGAGGTCGGCAAGGACGATGGCGGCGAATAAAATGGGCCACCAAACCGCGGTGACGATGGCCCCGATAACCGCGCCGGAAACAATAGCGGAATGCGACAGCAGTAGCGCAAAGCCCGCCGTGTTGATCGTCATGCCTGTAAACAGCGTTGCCATCGCTGTGCCGCGGATGCCTCCCACCTCATGCACAATGAGCCAGGTGTACGTGGCTAAAAACGCAAAGACCGCGGTCATCACTGACCACGCAATAATGCCGCCCGTCCCAAAAAATAAGTCTTTCATGGTTTTAGCCCCGCGAGATATAAATTGAAGAGCAGGGCCGCCAGGGAGACGGCGGCGGAGATGGTGCCAAATATCCAGGCAGGCGTGGTGCTGTGCCGCGTCTTTTCGTTGTCGCGCGATGTTTCGAGGGATGCCAGTTTTGCACCGTGGTCGGATAGTGCTTCCTCGTGTTTCCATACGCGTGACTCAATCATATCCACACGCCTTGTTAATTGCTCCACGCCCAAATCCCCGCTGGTTGCAACCGTTCGACATTCTCAGTCATGCGCCCTGTCCTTCTGCGGCCATGCGATGCAAATAAAAATGGCGGGAACAAGCCAAACTCTTTCGAGTGCTTGTTCCCGCCAAAGGCAGCGAACTGATTTGATTTTCGAGTGTCATCGTTGGCAATGACACTCTTCGCTATGCGCGCGCTTGTCCCCGCCAACGGGTAAGCCCTTTTTTGGGCCGCATATCCACGGCTAATGCTACGCCGTAAATTATTTAAGTCTTGATGATGGCCTTGCCGCCCGTTTCGTGCTTGAGTGCGTCGAGCTTGATACGTGGCCGCAATTCCGGCTGCCACTGGTTTTGGCCTCGCACGAGCACGAGTTCGCCTTGCGTGCCTTCTTCGTCCCAGCTTTTCATCACCGCGCGCAATTCCTCAAGCATTTGGTCATATTTTGACGGCGCACAGGCCATATCTCCACTCCTAGTCTATACCAAAATGCACGTTACGTCAATGCGTTTGCGAATCGTCAGGGATGCCCGCGGGCGCGCCGTATTTCTCGCGCAGAATGTCGTTGCCGTCCGGGAGATCGTCCATAGCGGGCCAGAAGTCCACCAGCGGCTTATAACCGTCGTCTAGCGCTAGCAATTCCCAATCCCCCTCAAAGTTCGCCAATGGAAACCTTGTTGCCCGTCCCAGCATCAGCACCGCTAATTCCTTGCGCCTACCTACCCACACCTCGGCAATCTGCACAGGCGCGTGGATATGCTCAACCTGTCCAGGGCGCGACGTATGGCGCACGCCGCGAAATATCGCAACGCACGGATGGCAGGGGGCGACGCGCGTTGGTTTACTCACTGTTCACCTTCCGTTCCCGTTGCCCGATAGCCCCTGATCAGCGTCCAGGCCATGCTGTAAATGTAGGACTCGACCGCGGCGCGATAGACCACATCCGCCATATCTGCCGCGCTACTTTGCAATTGTGGCAAGATGGCCTTTTGCACCGTGGCATCAATGCGGCTGTGCTTGATGTGCAATAGTTCATGCACTAGGCACGATTCCCAATCTTCGTCATCTTCTACGTCCACGCGCATGGTGATGCGCCCGTAGTTGAGATCGGGGTATTGTTCAGCCAGTGCCCTTGTCGTCACATCGTCATTGGGGGCCAAAGCCAAGACCATGCCGATTGTCCATTCCTCCATTGATAGACGCGCGATCCATAGATTGCACTTGTCGGCAAGCCATTGCGGGACTGCCATGTCTACGCTCATTCGTCCCCCATGATCAAGTCGGTGATGAGTGCCTCGCGGTCGCGCAACTGTTCGCGCAACGCGTCGTTTTCGCCGCGCATGTGCATGGCGTAGAGCAGAGTGGCGATGGCGAGTGTGCCGAAGAGCGCGGTGGTGATGATGGCGAGGGTCATGCGGATACCTCCAGCAAGGGCAATTGCATAGCGGCCTCGGCAATCCTTTTCTCGGCCACCTTGAAATAACCTGAATCGATCTCACATCCGATGAATTTGCGCCCTGTTTTGATGCAAGCTACGCCAGTTGTGCCACTACCCATATAGGGGTCAAGGATGGTGTCTCCTGGTTTTGTGTAGTTGGCTATCAGCCAAGTCATCAGCGCAATAGGCTTTTGTGTTGGATGCACGCGTGCCTCACCATGCTCACTGGCACGCAATGCGCCGCTCCAATAGTGCCGAAAGATGCGCGCCACGCCATCAACGTTCGTCCAAATGAGTTCGCAATCGGCAAAGTCGTTTGAGGCGATATGCTCGCGCTTATCCCAAATCACCCACCCGCGCGACGATGGCAGTTTGTCGGCAAAGTTATTTGCACCAAACACAATCACGGTTGGAAAGCCCAGTAACGGCTCAGGGTCAAATGGTTTATCATCATCGGGAACGACTGTCTTGCCCACGAAGGTCTTATTGCCCCATGCCTTTGCCGTGTTCTGACTAGGGCTGTAATTGATGCCATAGGGCGGGTCGGTGATCACTGCGTCCACCGACTTGTCAGCCATCGTTTTCATGTAGGCGATACAATCCCCCTGCCATAGCGTGTAGCTCATCCCCCCACCACCTTGCGCTCCAGTTCGACGGCGGGCGCGCCCGACAAGTACCATTGCAGCAACGCCATCGCCTTGTCTGCGTCGTCGCGCACCACACGCGCATACCAGCCCTGCGACGATAGCCAGTTCAGCCAGTCGTCCTGTTCGGGAGTTGTTGAATTTTTTGCACACTTTAGCTCCAAGACCAGCCCCACATAGCCATGTGCCTTGAGGGGCCATATCAAATCTGGACACCCACGGCGCACGCCTTCGGCCTTGAGCTTGGCAGCAACGGCGGGGTGGCGATGCCCACCATTCGGCACGGCAAACAGATAACGCCAGCGCGGGTCATGCTCGGCAAGCTCATCTACTTTGGCGATGATGGCGGCTTGCATGAGGTGTTCAGGTTCGCCGCGTTGGGCAGGGTGCGCCGCGCTAACGAGGCGTTGCACAGGGGCCGCGCCATCCATGCGGATGTCTGGGTTCGACATCATTAATTGTTTCAACTGAACATCGGTCATGCGGGTCATGACAACTCCTTGCGCTCGAATTGAATGTCGCGCACCGTAAAGAATTGACCCACGATGTATTGCTGGAAGTCGCCCGTCTTACCGCGATTTTGCTTGTCAATGTGCAGCTTGGCGACAGGACTGTATTCGCCAGGTTCAGCCAAGACTCGCCCGTTCTTGTCGCGTAAGCCTTCGTCACCCACTAGGTCGCGCGTAAGAATCAGCACAAGTTGCGCCTTTTGGCTCTTTTGCCCGCTACCCTGAATGGCTTGCCGCGTCTGCGTGCCACTGCCCTGCATTGACTTGTTGCCCTGCGTCGCCGTGAACACTGGCACGCGGCTCTTTTCGGCAAAGGTCTTGAGTTGCTCCATGTCGTTGGCTTGGCGTTCCCAGGTGTTGCTGCCATAGACGTTGGCTTGACCGCGTGTGGGTTGTACCTTGTCCAGATAGTCAAAGACCACGGCTTGACAGACGCCCTCCGCTACACGCGCTTCCAACTCGCGCAAAATGGTGGTCATGCTTTCCCCGGCGGCGTGGTAGTAATGGAGGTAGTTTGCCCACTGACTGATACGCGCATCGGCTTCGTTGACCTGGTGTTGCTCATACTCGGTTAGGTTGCCATCCTCAATTTTGTCCAGGGCAACGCTGGCATGACGAGCAAGGCGGCGATCTAGTTTGTAATCCAGCGCATCTTCCAAATGCACGATCACCGTATGCTGGCCGTGGCTGGCCCAATGCTCTGCCACTTGCTCAAGATACATGCTCTTTCCTTGCCCATCTGGGGCGGCGATGATGCCCACCATGCCGGGGGGCAAGGGGCGTACTTTGGCGTTCCACGAGGCCCACGGCCAATCAAAGCGGGTAATCACGCCCTCTTGCCGTTGCTGTACGCGTTGGCGCACAATCTCGCGATGCGCCTTGATGGTGTCCCAGCCATAGACAAAGTTGCTGGCCTTGTCCTTTGGCGCAAGCGTCTGCCAACGTTCCTGAGCGGCGGCGAATAGTTCATCCGGCTTGGGGCGTTCCTGCAGTGCTTGCACCAGCCAGAACGCAAAATCGCCCGCTTGCCGCAACCAACCCAGCTTCTTGACCATATTGGCATACATCGGCGCGCGGCGGATGTCCCCGCCCACTAGCCCTTCGATGTAGTCGGCGTCGATGTATTGCTTGAGCTTGCGCTCGCGTAGGATGCTGCGACATTCGGCTAAAATGCCGTCGGTGGTAATCTGCTCCACGCCCATCAAAAGCGTGCTAATCGCCTCAAAGACGATGGCGTTGCGAACGTCGTAGAAGTCCGTGGGGGCAAGTAGTTGTGCCAGTTCGATGGCGGCGTTGGTGTCCATTCGCATGGCGTGCAAGACAGACGTTTCAGCGTCGTAGTTGGTGAGTCCGAGCAGAGCAACAGGGGTGTCGGTAGTCATGGGTGTACGTCCTCAAAGGCGAAATCAACGGCGGCGGTAGTGTCAGGAGACGCGCTGATCATGGTGATCGCCAGCTTGTAAAGCTGATCCTTGCCGGGGCGTTTGTTCGTAAAGTGGGTGGCGTAAGTCTCCCAAGAGTTTTTCAAATCAATCATGTCCTCGTCGCTGCTAAAGCCGAGTTTCCAAAGCTCATAGGCAAGGCCGCGCATTTCGTCCTCTAGGCTGTCGCTCCCTGGCTTGTCAATCAGTGCCGAGTAGCCATAAATGCGCTTGATGTGGTTGGTTAACTTGGTAAGGAGCTTGGGATTGATGCCCGTGTACTCACGGTTCATAATCCGTGCGCTTTGTTCAGCGGCAACATCGGCGCGTGTGCGCGGGTTCGGTTGGGGCATTTTGGACGCTTCCTCCTGCGCGGGCGCACGTGTATTACTCTTACTCTTTAATTCTTCTTTATTTGTGTTTCCAGGTGGGTTTTGTGGTGGGCGTCCACCTGGGTTTCTACGTGGTAAACTATCGGTAGAGGGGAGTGGGTTTCCACCTTGATCGCAAGTGTCGTCAGGTGTTTCGCCTTTGGGCGTTACCCAATTGCAAGTAAGAGTCATGCCACCTTTGGCGTTGTAGCGAATGCGATCCTGCCAACCTTCAGGGCGGGGATGCTCAGAGGGTGTGGCATATTGCAGACTCTGATAGGCCCACCAGTTCACTAGCTGAATGTATTCCCTGCCCTCGGTTTCGTAGGCGATGACAGTGCCGTTATTGACGATAGCGGCAAGCCAAGTCCGAATATCGCTACCTGACACCTCTTCGTCATACGGGAATATCTGCGACCGCAAGTAAGATGGATGTGCGATTACTCTGCCCTGGTCATCTGCCAGATTGATCAATCCCATCTGCAACAGGCGCGCTGGATATGGCAACCGCGCAAACTTATCATTGGCCCATATACCCCCATCTAACATGCGACGCTTCATCGTGCTGCCTTTCCGAAAAATGAGAGCGTCTTGCCGAGCGTTTGCCCCGGTAGGCGTTCGGTGGTTACCTCTTCGTACATTGCCACATCCAGCCACGGCGCATTGCTGGCACGGTCTAGGTCGTCGGCTGTCACCTCGCGGCGCGTAATCTGCCCGCAATCGTCGCACTGGTAACAGGCAAACCAACCGAACTCAGGGTCGTCATGCTGCACCAGCGTTACCGCGTTGTGGGTGCAGCGAATCTTGATGCCAAACATCTCGCGCCCTTTGGCAGCCAATGCCCTTGTGTCGTCGCTCATGCCTTCACCCCCGCAATGTGCCGTGCTGCGCTCTTGAGCTTTTTTGTGAACCGTTCGCTCTCGCCGCTAACCTCCACGGCAAAGCGTTCGATTTCGTCCGGCGTCGCGCCATCCTCGACCTCGGCGCGTAATGCCTGGGCGATTTCCGGCTCAACATCTTCCAGCCAGTTTGAGTTGCGGCGGTCGATAGCCGTGCGTAGGCGGTTGAAGTTGCGCGTCATGCTGTCATGTCCCTCAAGTCAATCTCAGCCCCGCCCAAATCCCCGGCATTGCCCACAGCAAAATCGTAGTCGTCTACCAGGTCGCGTAAGCTGCTGATCGCCCGCGTGCGTACATCGTCGGGTAGCTCGCGCGCATTCCAGGCGCGCACGACGGCGGTGTCGCTGGGCGTGACGACGGTGAGCTTGGCAACGTCGCGCACCCATGTGCCACCTAAAAAGCCATCGCCTTCGCCATGAATGCCTACCCACGCGCCATGCACCGATACCACGGCACCAGTCATTGTGCGCGGCGTTTCTTTCGTGTTCTTAAACGTTTCCCACCAGCTTACGCGGTCGCCTACTTTGAGCGCGGTCATGGCTTCCACCACCCTAGCCCAAAGCGATAGATGTGGTGTCGATAGCCGATGGCTTTGCGCGTTGCTATAAACTTGCCGATCTGAATGCCCCACAACCACAGGCAAAAAAGCCGCTTGCTGCCGTTGATGGTGCGCCAGTGCAAGCAAATCAGCGGCCAACAGTCGAGATCGAATTGCTCCTTGCGATGAAACCAAATCGGGTTAATCATGTTACGTTGCCTTTCTGTGCTAGTTCGTCGCCGTATGGGGATTGGCTCCCCTCGCACCCCATACGGCCCCACTGAGGAGGAACTACACACTACTTGCTGCCACTGGTGTACCTCTACCGTCATTATGTAGGTGTGGCTTGCCGCTGCTTTGACGAGGCGAAAGGAACAAGGCCCCGGACGGTGGCGGTGCGATGTATTGTGTGGCAGGGTGGGGACTCGAACCCCGCTTAGTTCGCCTGTTGGCCTAAGCACCCAACGGTTGCGACCCGTACACGCGGCACCCACTCGCACTCCCTGCCGTATGATTCACCGGGCTTGCCTCGTCCCGGCATGGCCGCCCCTCTGGTTCGCTACAGGTGACCGCCGTAATAGACGCTAGCGCCGTGCGAGTCCCTTGTATAGCTGCCAATGCCACCACTCCCGGCATGGGCACACGTGTTGCGACTCCCCTTCCCTCAGTGGCGCATGGGGTCGTTGCAGCCCCTCGCGGCGTGAACCGTTTGCGCCGATCTATCACTTGCCCACGTAGGGCATGAACTGGTCAGTCATCAGCCCCGGCATCCCCTGCCCGTACACTACCGGGCCAGCCGCGTAGCCCGCGACGAAGCCCGCCGCGACAATACCCGCCGCCAAGACCAGCGCGGCCACGACGGCTCTGGCTTCATACCCAGCACCGCGCACAGCACGCCGATAGCGACCACTACGATCAACAAACCTGATTCCACGATTGACCTCCGTTTTCACCTGTTACCTCCGTTGCGTAATGTTGCCGTATTCCGTTTTCCCGTTTGCAGCGCGGTGGCAATCCGATCCAGCCGCTGCGTCAAGTCCTGGTAGAGCGCGGGCGTGATGCCGTTCCGCTTCTGCACCAGCCGCAAGACGAAGCGGAACTCTTCCACGTCGTCCAGAGCCGTCAACGTCGCGGCGATCTCGTCCTCACGCGTCTCAAGCCACTCCGTGCTAACGCCGTTCATGGGCGCGCCTTTGGGCGTTGCCGCAGCGTCTTGGATGGGTCGATTTCGACAGGGCAAGGCGTTAGGTCGTACAGGTCTAAATCGCGAAAGGGGTTGTGGTCTTCGGGTGGGAAGAGCATCCAGCGCGAACCAACGAAGCGCGGACGAGCAACCCAGAAAGTTTTACCTTGCTCGTCCCATGTGTGCCATTTGAAAATATCGGGCGAATCAGCCCACCACAAGGCTTCGCGCAACTCCGACTCGTTAAGATCGCTCATGCCGGGCCACCTTCCTGCATAGCAGAATTGCATCTAGCCCAGAACGCGTGAACGCAGGCGTGCATATCGACGATGAAGGGGCCGTATTGCTCGGTTTCCATTGCATAGGCGACTAGGCACGCCACCTCTTTGCCAGCCTCAGCCAACGGCTTTTCTTGGATGCACTCCATGACGTAGATAGCCCAATCGTTGCCGGGTTTGTCAAACGTGACGCCAGCGACCTCGATTTTATCCGCGCTCATTTGCCACCTCGTCCAACGTAATGGCGTGCGGCAGCTTGCCATCAATCCAGTAAGCCAAGTTGACTGTCGCCCCACTTACTAGTGCGTTCGTCAGCAGCAATGTCGCCCAGAACAACTCGCCACGCGACAACCCCAAGGCAGCTGCCAACAACATCGCGGCAGCGGGAACGCCCACCGTGACGAGCGTGCCGATGGCATACGCCGTGGTGCGCGATAGCTCGCGCGCGCCGGGGAACCAGTGGATCGCGGCGAGGGTGATGGCGGACGCGCCGAGAGGGGCGGCAAATAGTAGTAAATCGTGGAGTGGAATATCCATACCGAAATCCTTTCCAAAGTGTCAGAACGAACAATCACAAAACTCGTTTTACTTGCTACACTCGAATCAATAAGTCATTTGTCTGATAACCGCGGGGCTGGCTAGTCGTCTACCTATCTACGCGCCCCCGCGACCGATACCCCTACAACCCCATAGCTCAGGAGATCGCCATGCTGTCCGCTAACGCCGTTGATGTCGGCAAAATCACCCGTTCACCTATCGTCCCCACGCTCGACGGGACGTATCTCAACTGGCTGATAGAGCAGTACTTGATCGACCGTCGCGCACGCGTCGATGTCGTGACTGCGCGCTCCTATGGCTGCCGTCTACGCATTGTGATGGAGTGGTGGTGTGGGGTTGGCTCGGCACAGCATTGGCGGCTCAAAGCCTCCGACTTGCGGCTCTTCGAGCGGCACTTGCGCGAGCGGGTATCTGCTAATTCGGGCAAGCCGCTCGCCTACACCTACCGCAAAGGCATCCTGCAGAGCCTGCGCGAAGTGCTGCAATGGGCGCACACCAATGGCTATACCGATCACAATTACAGCGGATGGGTGCCTGTGGCCTATGGCACCAAAGAGCGACGGCGCGCCGCCAATGAGGATGAGTTACTAAGGTTGCTGGCTGAGTGCGACAACTCACCGCGTCGCGTGCGTGACCGGGCCATCATCGCCGTGTTTATCGGCATGGGGCTGCGCTGCGCTGAGGTGTCGAGCCTGGATGTCGAGAACATCCATTTTGCTGCGGATTGCAGCGGGTACGCCAACGTGCGGGGCAAACGTACCAAAGCCAACCGCGACGGCAAACGGGACGCCGCTTTTGAGGCGGCGACGGGGCGGCTGGTAGCTGAGCATATCGCCGCGCTGGGTACGTCCAGCGGGCCACTCTTTGTCTCCTACCGCGCCAAGCGACTGGAGACCTACACGCTCTACGGCATTGTCAAGAAGCTGATCGCGCGCGCCGGGTTGGAAAAGCAGATTCAAGCCTGTCACGACCTGCGACGTGCCTTCACGACCTACTACGCCCGCCACAAGACCGGGGGCGCATCGGCGGACTTGCGCCGTCGCCAACTGGGTCACGCCAGTTACAGTCAAACCACCGAATACACATTGTACGAGGTGGATGACATTCGCCAGGACATTATTTCACCCGTGAGCCTCCTGGCGAGGACACTGGTGTAGCGGTAACACAACAGCTTCCCAAGCTGTCATCACGGGTTCGAGTCCCGTCGCCCGCTCTTGGTACTACGATTCAATTTTTAAGGTGCTGCCCTTTCCGTCGCTCAGCCGGCAAGCATAGAAACGATGGAAAGGGAATCTTTCGACTAAGGGAGGAAAATCCCCCAATGGCAGACGAAAAACTTACGTTCAATAACCCAGAGCAATCAGTAATGCTCGTGGCGTGGAAGATGGCTCAGTGCGTTGACTCATTCCATCCTACTGGTGCTGAAGTTCCACAGACCGCCGCTGAAATTCGCGAGCGGCTAGTAGCCGAATACCAGACCTGCTACAAAGCTGTGCTGGCGATTCACAAGAAAATACCCGCAGCGCGGGGAAAAGCAACGTCACGCGAGTATTAGTCGGGCATGATGCAATCTCTATCGTTGCGATAGCGAAACCATATGGCCTGTTTTACGCTCAAGCCGGTGCGCTCGGCAATGGTCTGATAGGAGCGAATCGAGTTGACTTGTTCATCGACAAAGTTGCTCGCGCGAACATAGGTCACGCCGTTGATCACCATCGTCTCCGGCATCTCGGCTGGCTTCGGTTCCTGGCTGGTCTTGTCTGACTCGTTCATGTGAAGTCCTTTCTGTGTGGAGGATGTCCCCCGATGAAACGCGACATGGACTTAGTGCGAAAAATACTTTTTGCGATAGAAGATCAGGACTATGTTGTTGCCTTCCCCGACATTCTCGTAATCGATGGCTACGACGAAAGTGCCGTTAAGTACCATCTAACAATCTTGTCCGACAGCCCGTATGTCTTGGGGCGCGAACACAGGGGCGTAATTGATGAGTATTGGCTCACCTGGCAAGGCCACGAATTTCTTGAATCCATACGAGATGACACTCGCTGGAAGCAATTGATGGAAGCATCAAACAAGGCCGGTGCAGCCAGCGTAGAGGCTATCGCGAAGGCTGCGCTCGCGATGGGTATCAAGCTCATTTTTGGCTATGTGGGGCTTCCGACATAGTTGACGGCTTGAAGCGTTTTGCATGGTCACGCACCTTATCTTCTGTGCTTACCGTGACAAATTTGACCGCGCTGGGTGGAAAAAGAAAGCACCTGCCGGGCTTGTCGTCGTCCGCCAATGTGTCGATTCGGATGAAGTGGAGCCCGTTGAGAGTCTCGACCTGAATCTGACCGAGATGCGGAACTAACTCGGCATATTCGCCAAGCTCAACTAGTGCGCCCCAAAAGCCGTTTTCGTCGATAGGTACTAATTTCATAAAAGTATCCTCCACCCGCGAGGGTGTTGAGATAAAACAGGCGCGGTACGGCCTGTTGTGTGAAGCATCCAACCGTCGGTATCTTTGCGAGAGTGGCGACGGTGGATGCGAGAAAACAAAAACGCTTCATGCCTTCGGGTGTGGGGCGTTTTTCGTTAGTGCGCCCCAACCCGCTTGGTTACATTACAGGATTGCTGTTTCTGGTTCTTGGGCCGGTTGGGGCGCGGCGTGTGTGTTGGCATCGCCATTCCACGCTGGAATCAAGTCGGCTGGAGTGCAACGAAGTGCGGCACATAGCGCCGCCAAAGACTTCTGTGAGTAGTTGCCGCCATCCGCCATGTTGTAGATGGTGCGAACAACAATCTCAATACCTCTGTGCTTGGCAGACTCCACGATTTCGTAATAGCTATTAAACCCCGCCCGCTTCATCTGCCGGTCGAGCCACGCTTTGTCGATTAGGTACTTCACGCTATCACCACCTTTCATGCCTCTATTGTAATGCAATCCATTGCACATAGCAAGTGCATAAACCTTAAAGTTTTGCGCCATGCGTTACTTTTCATGCAATTTGGTGCATTATCGTATTGACTTACCGCAATATATGCATTATAATACATATACAAGAAGTTAATCGCCACACACGAAAGGCCACACACATGAACACGCTCTCCATAGCGCAACAAAAAGCAATCGAAACCCGCAAGCGCCACGCCAGCCGCAACAAGGCGGCGCGCGAAGCTCTCAAGGCCGCCGTTGCACGGTCGCAGGCCATCGGACAAGCGGCGAAGGCAGCACAGGCGGTAGCGCAGGCGTAACAAGAAAAACCCGCTTCTTTGGGCAAACAAAGAAGCGGGCCACTACATCCAACTTGAGACCATCGGGACAAAAGGAATATTATCATGCAAACAGCAGCACAGTCAACCACCACCCGCACCGCCTTTACCGCCGCATTGCTGGCGGCATACAAGGAGCACCAGGCAGGATGGGACGCCTACGAAGCGGGCGAGTCGTTCTGCGTCTGCCGGAACGCCCAAGCCCAAGCCGGGTGGATGAGCGCGTTGCGCGCCGAGTCCGTCGCTTCGTTGCCCGCCGCTTGCGCCGATCACCTCGGCTTTTAGGAGGAACCTATGAACAACACCAACGCACCCTTAGCCCTGCGCGCAGATGCACCCGCTGTCTTTGGCAGTCGTGACGAAATCAAAGCCATTGCCGACCGTATCGCCGTCATGCTGCCATCGGCGCGCTTGACCGACACGCAGTTAGGCAAGGAGAATCGCAACGTACTCGAACGGAAGCTAAACGAGTCCGTCTATCGAGCCGCGCAACTCTGTGTCTTCTACCGCCTAGTCCCTGGCGAAGACGTGCATGTCATCCCCTTTGGCGATAGTTGGGCCGTGGATATGGGGATTGAAACCTGGAAGAAAGCCGCGGATCGCTATTGCAGCTTGCATGGCGTGACGTATCATATCCATACCGAGGAAATGACAGAGCGGGAGTTAATAGAGCGGCGCGGCGCAGACTACGATCCGGCGGATACTGGCGTCGTTGCCTACCTGTGGCGTTCTGACAAAAAAGATGTTTACGAAATCTTTGGCGCGAAATCTTCCATGAGCCGCGCCACGGGCATCTGGGCCAAGAAAGCCAAATACAATAAGTGGGAAAAAACTTGGCAAGAGGACAACACCCCCGCCCAACGCACGAAGCAAGACGTTGCCAAGCGTCGCGCCATGAAAGCCGTCCTCAAGCTCGAATTTTCGCTCGATAGCCTACTGGCCGCCACGCCCGCCGAAGTGCGCCAGAGCATCCAGTTCCTTGAGCGCGACATTCGCCACGAGGAAGAGTATCGCGCCGTGCCCAACACGCGCCGCACCGAGGTTGACGAGAACGGCCTTATCGTCGTCGAGCCAACGCCGCGCCCCACCGTGCATGACGTGGAGTTTGTTGTAGCCGAGGACGATATGCCAGAACCCGACGCGGATGAGATCGTGATTGAGCAGTCGCAAGGCGACGCGACCAACGGGGGCGTTGACTATGCGGCCCTCGCCAAGAAGCTATCCGGCACCGCGGCATCTTTCGCAAGCTGGGCAAAATCCACGCACCTCAAAAGCAATGGCCCTGCGTCGGTCGATCAATACCGCTTCCTGGTTGGCATCCTAAACGGCATCACCGGGGACAAGCAATGCTATCGCGACCTGTTGGGTGTGATGGTGGGCCGTTACGTTAACAGCGAAGATCGCCCCGGCATGTTGATGGCCTCCAAGTTGCTGGAATGGCTGCGCGCTGACTATGTGGATGAGGTGACAGGCGAGAAGATCGCCAACCCGCAATATCGCGCAGACTACGCCGATGCCATCAGGGATATGTGGCAGATGATTAAGGGGGCCGCATGAAAACCATCCGCCAACTCTTGATCGACAACGCTGCCTTAGTCGCGGCCATCCGCGCCAAACTCGCCCGCAGCGAGGCCGAACGACAGGCGCGGCAACAGGGAAAAAGCAAGTAGATTGACTAGCGGCCAGGCCCCGCGGCGTCGTAGGGGGGCAAGGAACAAGCACGATGGATGCAATCGAGTATCGAGGTTACAAAATCGAGGCCAAAATTGATAGCCTCGCATTCGATCCGCTGGAATGTACGTTTTACGAGATTTCCGAGATTTCCAACAACGATCTTGATGGCGCGCTCCTTGTGCAGAGCGAGGAAAACTTTGACATCGCGGAACGGGCAATAGATGCAGCCAAAGACTACGTTGACAAGCGTCTGATCGCCGCCTAGCCACTACCCTAGCGCGCCGCCACCCGCGTCATGGTGGCGAGGGGGATAGGGATGGCAACATACATTGATGAGCGCGGGCCATACATGCTGGAGCAAATCGCCAATGCCGATGCAAGACGCAAGGCGGGAAGCTACGCGAATGAGTGGGCTGACGTGTTGATGGTGAGTAGAAGCGGGAAGTTTGTCTACGCACGCAGCCGTGCGGTCTGGGGCTATGTAGTTTTGTTTATGCCGCACATGGGCGACGGTGAACCGCGACCGCAATTATAACCACCACCACCAGCAGCACATAGCGCACACGCGCAGGAGGATAGACACATGCAGGAATACGAAACTGTGGAAGATGAAATAAAGGCGCGCTTATCTCCATGCCCGCGATGTGGTGGCAAGGCGGAGTTAAAGAGCGAGTTGACGACCGTCAAACTGACCAAAGGTGAGTATGCGGCGGTCAATCAGCTGATGTTCAACATCGGCAAGTACGGCTACATGATTAGCTGGCTGATGCCCGAACCAGACGACGAGGAACATTATATGAATTTGGTTGATGCGTGGTGGGAACGACAGGAGGCCGCAAATGAGTGACTACGACTATGAGCCTGTACCATTTCCGCCAACGAGTAGTACGGAGGTGGTTTGTATCGAACGGGCAGAGTATAACGCCCTACGCGCTCAACTTGCCACGGCACA